GGCGGGCAAAGGCGTGAGCGCTGCGGGCCAACAGATCAACCGTATGGTGCCCGCCCAGACTGGCGCTGCGGTACAGACTGCTACGAATTTGTTACCCAAGGTCGTGCAGCAATTGGAGACGACAGGACGCCGCGTGTTGGCCGGGCCAAAGGCGCGGGCGTTGGCAGACATCACCGAAGGCCAGAACGTAAACGCGCTTATCGCGTCGTTGGAAAAACCAAGTTCGTTTCCGCGTACGGCGGCCGAAGCCGCTGCGTCTACAGGCGCGGCAGAATACGTTGCAATGCAGCAACGTCTGGCTGAACGGGGCGGCGCGGCGTCGGCTAAACAAGCGACAAAAGCCAAGCGGGCTATCGAAGCGCCGATTGCCAATATCAAAGGCACTCCTGCGCAACGCCAGGCAGCAGTCGATAAGCGCGCAGCTATGGCCGATCCCTTTTACGAGGCTGCCGATAAGTCTTTCCTCAAAGAAGACGCGGCGCTGCGCGAGTTGTTGGGCCGCCCTGAAGTGGCGGCGGCGGCGAAAAAAGCCGCTGCTGACGCGCGCAGCGAACGACGGGTGGCGGTTACAGGTGAAACGCGCGCGGCGGCTACAAACCGCGTAGAGGCGGGCGTTACCGCAGATTTCCGGCCCATATACAAAGATGTAACAACGCCCGCTACAACGGCTGAGTACAACGGCAAGTATCTGTCCGACATCATTGAAGAGATGAAGGCGGAGTATAAAGCTAATGTCAAAAACCCGGCCGCCGCGCAGTCAAACCGGATACTCTGGAATACCGTCCAAGAGATGGAAAAGTGGTATGGAGATCGGTCGCCGGAACGCAAGGCGGCCAAAGAACTTTTTGAGATGTATAGCAAGCCCATCAACCGTACAGATGCGGCGGCGTTTATTTTTGACGAGTTGTCTCCCACGACAAAACGGGGCACGACAGATTTGGACTTCAACGCTTTTGCCAAAGCGCTTGAGGACGAGCGAGACACTATCACGAAAGCGCTGAACTGGTCGTCAACGTCTAAAAAGTTTAAGGACGTACTTAACCAGAACGACATTAACGCTATCAAAGCAATCGACGCCGAACGCCTCAATAAGAACCTTACGCAAGATTTGGAGAAGTTTGGTCGTGAGCGCGCGTCTGGCGTCGTTAGCGACGTGTTCGCAACGCCTAACACCGGAAGCTGGCTCAATCGTTTTATGACCTTGTTCAACATGGTCAAACGATTGGTTGGCGCTAAACTGAGCGACAAGGCGATTGCTGAAATGTCGCTTGAGGCGCTAGATCCTAAGCTGGCCGCCAAAGCGCTTAAAGAGATGCAGACAAAGCTAAAGCCCGCGCCCGTTCGTCAGATGCCGGGTATGCCTGCGGCGCCTGCGCCGGTCAAGAAAGCCGCTAAAGTCGCAAGCGCTGTTAAGGCTGGCGTAAGAGAACTGCCGCGTCCGTCCAAGCCCGGTTTGACTGCAACGGGCACTGTAGCCAATACGATGGCTCAGGCCCGCGAAGACAATCCAAACGCCTTTTTGACTGATGCGTATGGTCGTACATACGAATATCCTACGAGGTGACACGGTGGACTACCAAGTGCTTTTCAACCTCGCAGTAGGGGCTGTCAGTGTTACGGGTGGGTGGGTTTTGAGCCGGGTGTACCACAGTCTGGACCGTCTCGACGAAGACGTGCGGAAGATCCCGCTGAACTACGTCCAAAAGGACGACTTCAAGTCGGCCGTTGCGGACATCAAGAACGACATCCGCACCGGCTTCGCCCAGGTGGACCGCACGCTGAACAGCCTCTTCGACCGCGTCAACGAGAAGGCCGACAAGACGTGAAGGTCAACGCCGCAGGTCTGGACTTGATCAAGAGCTTTGAGGGCCTTCGCCTGAAAGCGTACAAGTGCAGCGCGGGCGTGGACACCATCGGTTACGGCCACACGTCGGCAGCCGGCGAACCCAAGGTGACGCCGCGCATGACGATCACGGCCGCCGAGGCCGAGAAGATACTGGCCCGCGACTTGGGCAAGTACGAGCAGGCGGTCGATAAGGCCGTCACCGTCAAGCCGACGCCCAACCAGTTCTCCGCGATGGTCAGCCTCTGCTACAACATCGGTCCCGGCAACTTTGCGGGCTCGTCGGTTGTGCGGCGCCTGAACGCGGGTGACGTCAAGGGCGCTGCCGAAGCATTCCTGATGTGGAACAAGGTTCATGGCCGCGCGTTGGCGGGGTTGACCCGCCGCCGTGAGGCTGAACGCAAACTTTTCTTAACCCCGGAGTGAATAACATGACTGCACATAAGGCCGTAGCTGCCTTCATCACCAGCCTTGTGGCCCTCATCGGCTTGTTCGGCATCTCGACCGGCTGGGTGACGCCCAGCCTGATCGACAGCGTGTCGGTCATTCTTGGCGCGGTCCTGACCGCCGTCGTCACCTACATGGTCCCGAACCAGCCCAAGGTATGACCTGGCTGGAGATTGCCGCTATCGCCGCGCTGCTGGTCGGCGTCGGCGCTGGCGGCTATCTGGTGGCGCGGCGGCCGACCTTCTGGGTCGGTCTGGGCGCTGCTGTGTTCAAGAGCCTTCTTCCTCATCTGGCCAAACGCATGACAGCGGAACAGGAGAAGGCGTATCAGGACTGCGTTCGCCGGGGTGGCGAGTGGGATCCGTTCCGCAAGCGCTGCAAGTGAAGTCGATGATGAGCCCGACCCACTCCTCGTAAGAGTTTGGTGCTATAGTCTTGACATGCTGGATGGCCGCCTCGATCAGCGCCGCGCGGGTCACGACTTGACCTTCTCCAACAGTTCCTGACGCTCCCGCTGCGCCCGCAGCATGGTGTAGCGCTGGTGAATGCGGACGATGAAGGTGGGCCGCTTGTGGACCTTGACCTCTTCATCCAACATCGCCCGTATTTGGTTTTCGTCCTTCAACGGCAGCACAGCGTTAAGTTGAAACCAGTTCACCCCTTTAACTCCTCTAAAGCTATGTCGGAAATCGCGCGCTTGTCCGCCAAGGCGGCCCAGATGCGCTCGTCTATCGTCTTGTTGGTCAGCATCACGTAGACCCACACGTCCTTGTCTTGGCCCCCGCGATGAATGCGGCCGACCGTCTGTTCGTACAGTTCCAACGACCACGGCAGCGACAGAAACACCATCTTGTTGCCGCCGTACTGGAGGTTCAGCCCGTGGCCGGCCGACTTGGGATGGACGGCCAGCAGCCGGATCTGCCCCTTGTTCCAGCGCTCGACCACATCGGCGCCGTCGTCCAGCGTCCACAGGTGCGGGTAACGGGTCTTCAACTGCGCCAGTTCCTCGACGAAGTTGTAGACGATCAGCGTGTTGTCCTGCTGGTTGCCTTCCAAGATCTCATCCAGCAGGTCAAAGCGGTGCCGGGAGAACCAGTGCGCGAACTTGTAGGACTTGAAGACCCCCGCCGTATCCATTGCCTCCGTCACCGTGTCGTAGACCCAGCCGCCCGCCATCTGTTGCAGCTTGCTCGTCACGGCGGCGGCTGACAGGGCGGTGATTTCCGTACCTTTCAGCGTTGTTACAAAGTCGCGCTTCATCTTCTCGTATGGCTCACGGTCGGGCATGTCGCAGCGCATCTCGACGACGTGGCAGGGCGGCAGCTTGTCCTTGTAGACGCCGGGCTCCAGCACAAATGTCGCCGGGCGGATGCGCGCCATGACCTGTTCGAGGGCACCGCGTCGCGGCTGCCAATCGCCAAACTCGCGGTTGATGCAGACAAAGTATTGCTGGAGGAACGCGCCCTTGGCGCGGCCCAGCAACGCCTCGTCCACCACCTTGCACTGGCCGAAGACGTCCTCCAGCCCGTTCGAGGTGAACGATCCGGTCAGGCCCCAGCGGACGGGGAAGCGGTCCAGCACCTTGTAGAACGCCTTGAAGCGTTTGCCCGACGGGTTCTTGAGCCGGGTCAGTTCGTCGAACACCACGCCCTGGAACGGCAGGTCAGCCGGCAGCTTGTCAAGGTTGTCGTAGTTGACAATGACGATGTCACTGCTAGACGAGAGCGCTGCCTTGCGTTGGGTGGAGGTGCCGACGGCAACGGAATAAGACAGCGACGGCGCCCACTTCGCCACCTCGACGGGCCACACGTCCGTACACACACGTTTGGGCGCCACCACCAGCCAGCGCCTGGCGTGACCGTCGCGCTTCATCTCGGCCATCGCCCGCAGCGTGATTGCGGTCTTGCCCGCGCCCACCGGGGCCAGGATCATGGCGCGGTCACGCTCGTACAGGAACGTGACCGCTTCGTTCTGGTAGGGTCTAAGTTGCAAGGTAGGCCCCGATCACTTCTGCCGCTGCTTGCGGGACGATGGCATTGCCGTAGGCGCGCAGGCGTCCCACTCTGGCGGCAGCCCCATGAGCCAGCGGGAATGTGCCGGGTTCAACTGGCCGCCACTTTCCATCCCGGCAGTGGAGCCAGTCAGCATCTCGCCAGTGGCCGTTAGTCGCGCTGGCTGATCGTGGATGACCTTGCAGACCGCGTTCGGCAATTCGCTGTCCTTGTGCGCCGCCGCTCCCGCCCGGCCCCGGCTGTCCGCCGCCAGTGGTGTCGGCCAACCCGACAACTGCACTTGATCCTGTAGCGCCCCCGACCTGTTCTCGCCCTTCCCCGCTTCCGTGTATCGGTTGTAGTCCGTGCCCTTCGTGTCGTGGACCGTCGGCGTTGCCCAGCCCGCTAGGTCCGCGTCCCTCACCAAGCAGGCGCAGCCGTGCTTCGTTCCATGCTTCTCCTTCTGCCCCAACGAGCGCCCGTGCGTGTCGTGCGCCTGTGGTGTCGTCCAGCCTTTCTCCGACAAACCAGAGACGCTGACGGATGTGCGGGGCGCCGATGCCCGCAGCGCACAGATCTGCCGCCCCAATGGCGTAGCCCGATGCTTCCATGTCAGCGCATACAGCGTCGAGCCAGCCGAGGCCGTCCTTGCTTGCAACCTGCTCTCCAAAGACAACTGGAGGGCGGCACTCTGCGATGAGCCGATGGAACTCAGGCCAGAGGTGGCGCTCGTCTTCGACGCCCTTGCCTTGACCGGCGGCGCTGAAGGGCTGGCAGGGACAGCTTCCGGTCCAGACGGGCCTGGCGTCATCCCACCCGGCAAGGCGGAGGGCATGGGACCAGACGCCGATACCGGCGAAGAAGTGGCACTGGGTGTAGCCGCGCAAGTCTGCCGCAGCCACGCCCCGAATTGATCTGTCATCTACATCACCGTCCGCTATCAAACCGTTCTTGATCAGGTTTCGCAGCCATTGGGCTGCATAAGGGTCGAACTCGTTATAGTACGCTGCCATTCATCCACCTCCGTTTTTGACCATAGCGTAGTGTAGTTCTGGTTGCGTGCCCGCATGTCCTCCGCAAACTTACGTTGCAGCGGCGACAGCCGGCCATTGGGCGCTTTCAGTTCGACGAACCACGTCGCCCCACCGGGCAGGCAGGCGATGCGGTCGCTGACGCCCTTGCAGTTCAGCGCGCGGAACTTGTATGTGACGCCGCCCATGCGCTGGACGGTCCACACAAAGTATCGTTCGATCTCGCGTTCCATGCTCATTATGTATCAAACAATCATTGACAGGTCAACAAACATTCTGTAGCGTCGGGCCATCAACACAGAAAGGTACACTATGGCTGCTCACTCAAACGTCGTCGGCGGTTCGACCGCCAAGCGCGTGCTGGCCTGCCCCGGCAGCGTCGCGCTCGTCCGCACCATGCCCCCGCAGCCGTCGTCGGTTCACGCCGACACCGGCACGCTGCTGCACAACACCATCGCCACCATCCTGGAGACGGGCAAGGACCCGCAGGAGTTCCTGGGCGTCACCTACAACGGCATCGAACTGACCGACGACCTGATGGAGCGCAAGTTGCTTCCGGCACTCGCCGCCCTTGACGAGATCGACCCCGACAAGATGATGGAGTACGCCGTCGAGCAGGTCGTCGGCTTCGGCGCCGCCCTGCCGGGCGTGTTCGGGTCCGCCGACGTCGTGGGCCGGATGGGCAAGCGCGGCATCCTGCTGGATTGGAAGTTCGGCGACGGCGTCGCGGTGGACGCGGAAGAGAACCCGCAGGGGCTGTTCTACGTTGCCGCAGCGCTCCGTACCGAGAAGACCGCATGGGCCTTCAAGGACGTCGAGGACATCGAGATCATCATCGTCCAGCCGCCCTACGTGAAGCGCTGGGTGACAACGCCCGCCCGCGTCAAGCAGTTCGAGGCCGACCTGATGCTGGCGGTGCGCGCTGCCGAGCAGCCCGACGCGCCACTGGCAGCCGGCGACCACTGCCGCTGGTGTACGGCCAAGACGATCTGCCCGGTGGTCAGCGGTGCAGTCGCCCGCGCCACCCGCACGGCACTCAAGACGGTCAACGTGGACCGCCTGGCCGAGGCGCTGGGGCAGATCGACCTGCTGGTGGGCTACATCAAGGACGCCCGCGACATGGCGCAGCAACTGCTGGAAGCAGGCGTCGAGGTGCCGGGCTGGAAGCTGGTGCCCAAGCGCGCCACCCGCAAGTGGGTAGACGACAAAAAAGTCTTGACGACCCTGACCGAAGCAGGGCTTAATATCGAACAATTGACGGACCCCAAGTCCCCCGCGCAGATGGAGAAGGTGTTGAAGAAGCACAATGTCCCGCTGCCGTCTGACCTGATCGTGTCCGTCTCAACAGGTAGCACGTTGGCACCCGAGGATGATCCTCGCCCAGCGTCGTTACAAGTAGGTCGTCATCTGACGGCTGCTTTAGGTAAACTAGTCTAGAAAGGACAGTACAATGAACGACGTAGTATCTTTCGGCAACGGCAACCTCCCCTCCGTCCAGTCCCTGACCACTGCCCTGCGCAGCCTCGAAAGCGAGGTCGGCGCTGCCGGCATGGTCATCCTCAAGATGGACAAGACCGGCCATTGGGTGTTCGGTGCCGACCAGACCGAAATCGACGACGACAGCACTTGGGCGATCAACCCGTTCTCCTTTGTCCACGGCTTTATTGCCTGGGGCGAAGGCGAGGTGCTGGGCGAGAAGATGGTGCCGGTGTCGGACCCGCTTCCCGAAATGGATAACCCGCCGCCGGGCGCCAAGCGCGGCTGGGAGATGCAGGTCGGCATGAGCCTCAAGTGCATGAACGGCGACGACAAGGGCATGGAGGCGCGCTACAACGTCACCTCCGTGGGCGGCAAGCGCGCCGTTCAGAAGCTGGCTCTTGAGATTGCCGCGCAGGTCGAGAAGGACCAGACCAAGCCTGTGCCGGTGGTGCGCCTGAAGAAGGAACATTACATGCACAAGTCCTACGGTCGCATCTTCACGCCTGTCTTCGAGATCAGCAATTGGATTGATCTGGAAGGCAAGACGGATGCGCCCGCCGCTGAACCGACGCCGGAAGCCACCGTCCGTCGTCGTCGTACTGCGTAAGCGGGCGCGCGGGGCCGCTATTTCCTCCCTGGTTGGGCGGCCCCGCACCTATGATCATGATATTATATATTGATCTAGAAACCCGCAGCCGTTGCGACCTGCCGGGGCGCGGCGTCTACAACTACGTGCAAGACCCCAGCACGGAGGTGCTGTGCATGTCCTACGCCTTCAACGATGAGGACGTGCAGACGTGGCGGCCAAGTGAGCCCTTCCCGACGCGCGTCGCGCTGCACCGGGGGCAGATCCGCGCCCACAACGCGGCGTTTGAACGCCTGATGTTCTGGTACGTCATCTGTCCCGACTTCGGCGTACCGGAACCCGCGCTGGAGCAGTTCTACTGCACCGCAACACAAGCCCGCGCCAACTGCGCGCCGGGCAGCCTTGAGGACGTGGGCCGCTTCGCGGGTGCTGGCATGCGCAAGGACCACCGGGGCGCACAATTGATCCGCCTGCTGTCGATCCCGCAAAGCGACGGCACCTTCCGCGACGACCCCACGCTGATGGCCGAGATGGTGGCCTACTGCGAAATGGATGTCAAAGCCATGCGCGCTGTCTCCAAGGCGCTGCGCGAGCTGTCCGACGAGGAACTGTCCGACTACCACATCAACGAGCGCATCAACGACCGGGGCGTGCGCCTGGACGTGCCGCTCGCCAAGGCCGCCGTGCGCTACGCGGCACAGGAACTGGACGACATCCAGCAAGTGGTGCAGGATGTGACCGGCGGCGTGCTGACGTCGGTGCGCAGCCCCCGGATGCGGGAGTGGGTGCAGGAGCGCGTCGGGCCGGAAGCTCGCAAGCTGATGCAAGTATGGAAGGACGGCGTCGAGAAGACCAGCATCGACAAGACCGTGCGCGCTAACCTGCTGGCGATGGAGAACCCCGATGAAGTCCCTGCGGAAGTCGCGGAAGTGGTGCAGTGCGCGGACGATCTGTGGGCATCGTCCGTGGCGAAGTTTAGCCGTGCCGCAGCGCTTAGCGATGATCAAGACAGTCGCGTCCGGGGTGCGTTTGTATTCTGTGGTGGCTCAGCTACAGGCCGAGCGTCAAGCTATGGTCTTCAGGTCCACAATTTCCCAAGACGATGTGCCGACGAACCTGAATTAGTCCGCCAGGCACTGGTGCGCGGGCACGACGTCGTGCCGCAGTATGGCCGCCGCGTCACCGACGTCCTGAAGGGCATGCTGCGGCCCGCGCTGATCCCGGCACCCGGCAAGTCGTTTGTGGTCGCCGATTGGTCATCCATCGAGGCCCGCGTCACCCCGTGGTGCAGCGGCGAGGCGGGCGAGGACAAGCTGTCACTTTTTCGTGATGGTGCCGACGTCTACAAGGTCAACGCGGCCGCCACCTTCCGGTGCCGCGTCGAGGACGTCACCAAGGACCAGCGCCAGGTCGGCAAGGTGCAGGAACTGGCCTGCGGCTTTGCCGGCGGTGTGGGGGCCTTTGCGGCGATGGGCCGCGTCTACGGCCTGAGCCTGCCTGAGAGCGAGGCCCGCAAGATGGTGGACGCTTGGCGCCGCGCCAATCCGTGGTCGGTGCCTTACTGGCAGGATCTGGAGATTGCGTACACACACGCAATTCGGAACCCGAAGACAAAGATACAGGCGGGTCGCGTATCGTATTACTACGATGGGCTCCACTTGTGGTACGCCTTGCCGTCGGGCCGTGTTCTTTGTTATCCTTATGCACGGATCGAAGAGGAGGGCGTCACGTATGCGAAGGCGTCATGGAAACCCGCCGCAGACGCCAAGGAGTGGCCGAGAGCTAGGCTGTGGAAGGGCCTTGCATGCGAGAACATCACGCAAGCCACCGCTGCGGACATCCTCCGCCATGCTTTACGCGAGATACCGGATGTGGTTTTGCACATCCACGACGAGGTTGTAGTTGAGACAGACCAGCCCGACGCCGCGCTCGAACACATGCAGCGCGTCATGAGCACACCGCCCGCATGGGCCGCCGGTCTACCACTGGCCGCCGAGGCGTCGGTGATGGCCCGTTATGGCAAGTAAATTCCGGCAGTCCGCCGGTATCCGGCGTCGCAGCGGTCCTGCGATATCCAGAAGGTTGCAAGCACACAGACACCACACCCCAAAGCCTCCTCTTTAAGCGCGCTGGTAACCCTCAGCCTTTTACCAGCGCGCACATTTAGAGTATACTTGCGCCGCGCGTCGTGGGGACCGCTGCGCGATCTCATAAGGGACGGAAACATGGAATTACTTGACTATTTGGTCAAGCTGGCACCAGCCGGCGAGACAGCCTTAATCGTCCGGCAGACACCGCGCCATTCGGGCGGTGAGGTAAAGTACCACGCAGATGGTGCGCCGGTCGCCACTTTCCCGGCCTTTCTGCCGACGCACAAGCGCAAGGCTGGCGAGGCTTGGTACATCAACACAGGCTCATTTATCATTAGCCGCTTCACGGCGGGCAAGCCATCGGCCAAGAGCGAGAACATCGAGTACGTCTTGTTCATGATGCTGGACGACGTCGGCACCAAGTCGAAGGTTCCGCCGCTCGATCCGACATGGATCATGGAGACGTCGCCGGGGTCGTTCCAATGGGGCTATGCGTTCAGCGAACAGCCGAGCAAGGGCGAGTTTACGGCGGCCATCACGGCCATTGCAGAGGCTGGCTACACCGATCCGGGCGCCACGAATGCCGTCCGCAACTGCCGCCTGCCTGGCAGCGTCAACCTGAAGCGCGGGCGTGACGGGTTCAAGGCGCGGCTGGTCGAGTTCCATCCCGACCGCGAATACACGTTGGAAACCATCTGCAAGACGCTCGACGTGGTGCCGGGGCCGGCCGACGGTGCCGGGCTGACGTCCATCAAGATCCGCGACACCGGCAGCGACACGGTGCTGAAGTGGCTGAACGACAACGCCATGGTGTTGAGCCGCGTCAACAACGAGGGCTGGTGCGGCGTTGTCTGCCCGAACAGTGCCGAGCATACGGACGGCAACCCGGAGGGCCGATACTCGCCCATCAACCGGGCGTTCTGCTGCTATCATGGGCACTGCCAGCACCTCGACAGCAATGCGTTCCTTGCATGGGTAGGCGAGCAGGGCGGCCCCAAGGTCCAGCCGGGCTTCCGCGAGGAGTTGGTGGCCGAGCGCATGGCCCTTGTGGCCGAGACGATCAAGCCAACGTCGGAATTCCCCGACGCGGCCGCCGAGGTCGTGGCCGAGGTTGACCGGAAGGAGATGGGCCGTCTGGAAAAGCGCGAGTGGTTCGGCCGTTTCGCATATATCGTCGAGGATGACGCCTATTTCGACATGATCGACCGGCGCGAGATGACGCGCGGCGCATTCAATGCCGTGTTCCGGCATGTAGACTGCAAGTCCATCCACAACCAACGCAAGGTCGAGGCGGCGACCTGCTATGACGAGAACCGCCAGGGTGCTGGCGCGCGCGTCCTGCGCGGTCTGACCTACGCCGCCGGCGAGAGTGTGCTGGTCGCCAAGGATGGCGAGGTTTACGGCAACCGCTGGGTCAACGCCCGGCCGGACCTGTCGAACATCGCCAGTGGCACGGACATGGCGCCGTGGCTCGACCATGCCAAGCTCCTGATCCCCGACGACGTCGAGCGCGAGCACGTCTTTGACGTGATGGCCTTCAAACTCCAGCACCCGGAGGTCAAGATCAACCACGCGGTCTTACACGGCGGGGACGAGGGCTGTGGCAAGGATACGCTCTGGTATCCGTTCATATGGTCCGTTTGCGGGCCAGACCTGCGCAATCGCGGCCTGGTGGACGCGGACGGCATCAACTCGCGCTGGGGCTACGCGCTCGAAAGCGAGATCCTCATCTTGAACGAGCTTAAGGAACCGGAAGCCGCGCAACGCCGCGCGCTGTCCAACAAGCTGAAGCCGATCATCGCCGCGCCGCCGGACACGCTCACCATTGAGCGCAAGGGGCTGCACCCTTACGATATGGTCAATCGCATGTTTGTCCTTGCGTTCACCAACGATCCCGTGCCGCTGTCGCTGCCCAGCCAGGATCGGCGTTGGTTCTGCGTATGGTCGCATGCGCCACGCATGGACAAGGACGCCGCGCGCGCTTTGTGGACGTGGTACAAGAAGCAGGGCGGCCTTGAGGCCGTGGGCCGCTGGCTCATGGATCGGAACGTCTCAGCGTTCAATCCGGCAGCCATGCCGCCGTGGACGGATTACCGTTCGCGCCTCATCGAGACGGGCCGGAGCATGGCGGAAAGTTACGTCATCGAGCAGGTGCTTCAACCGTCGCGCGAATTTGCCGCCGGCGTCATTGCGTCACCGTTCCACAAGCTCTGTAACCAGCTTCAGCAGGGCGCGCCCGGCGGCGTGAAAATCCCGCAGGCGGCGCTCCTGCATGGCCTCAAGGAAGCGGGCTGGCTAGACCTTGGCGCCGTCAAGTCGGCCGAGTTCCAGACGAAGAAAAACATATGGGCGCGCGAGGACATGGCGCGCACCTACAACAAGTCGGACCTGCGGCGCATGGTCGAGCACGCCGCAGGTCCAGGTCTTACAGTGGTCAAAAGCTAGAGATCAAGCCATGCCAGCAACACGGCGGCGATGAGGATACCGATCACCGCCGCCATTTTTCTGCCAGTTCACGCGCGAACATGATGAGCAGCGTCCAGCCGCCCACCGCGCCACCGAAGAAGAACGCGTATTGCAGCCATTGCATGAGGTTGTCAGGCATTGCCGTTGACCATCGCATAGAGGGCTTGGTCGCGGGCCTCGATCTCAACTTGCAGTGCGTCGATCAGGGCGTCGATTTCTTCGCCGTGGCGCAGTTTCATCTCGCGCAACTGTTCCGAAAGGCTGGTGCCCATCACGCGATTGTGCGCGCGTTCGGTTTCGACGTCCGAAATCATCTTTTGCAGGCTCATAGTTCTATCGTCCTTTCTCTGTTGGTTAAGCGTGTTGTTACTCTGGGAACGGATGGGAGCGGTGGTGGGGCTGGCCGCCGTAGCAGCGTGTAGTAAAGGCAAGCGGTGCCCATGAGGGCGCCGGCGGCGAAGCCTATGAAGAAGAGCATGCGTCCTCCGCCAGGATGGCCTCGACGCGGGCGCGTTCGGCGGTGTAGCGGCCCTGCGCCACCATCGCGCAGAACGTCGTATAGCTGTGGTGCGCGGTCGTGTGGTCCGTCCGGTTCAGGTGCGCCGCGATCTGGCTTAGGCCCAGGTCCTGCCTGCGTCGGCGTAGTTCCCAAGCCGCATGGTGGCGCGCGTGGCAGTAGCGGCGCGGGCGTCGGATGCTGTGCAGCTCGTCGACCGTCAATTCGTGGGCCTCTGCCACGGCGGCCACGATCCGCTTGGCCGGGTAGCGGCGGCGCTGCTCCGCCATGTGGGCTTGGTGCGCCTGCCAGAGCCGGGCAACGTCCTCTTTAAATTTACTTTCCATCTGTGCCGCTCTCTGTTACAGTTGCCCCTGTTTTCGTCCCCACAACTAGACTAGGCGGCCCCTTGGGGCCGTCCTTTTCTTTTGGTAGCAGGTTCCGGCGCCGGGCTTCCTGCGCGGCCGCCTCTAGTGCAATCGCGTGATTGTCCAGGCGGATCTTGACGGCCGCCAGGAACCGCAGCAGGTCGACGTCGTCCAAGCCTGCCACGTTCGCTTGCCAGTGCGCGCTCAACGGTTCCATTCCTTCACCACGCCGTTGAGTTGTTCTGCGATGCCCTGCCACTCGTCGCGCGCGTCTAGCGCCTCGTCCAGGTCAACCTGCAAGCCCGCGTTGGTCTGGTGCAGCTGCTCACACATCTCGTCTGTATCTCTCAATTGTACCGCCAGCGCTTCCACAAGGGCGATGGACAGCACGCCCACCTTGGCGCAATCGAGCGCATGCCGGACGAGTTCCGCCGGGGGCATGTTCATCATGTCGGTATAATCGCGCATTAGTAAGCCTCCGCGTAGCGGTCGACAATGCCGTCGTCGGCCAGCATATCGGTTAACCGTTCCTGGAGCCATTCGCGGTCTAGATCGGCGTAAAGGACATGGAACAGCGGCATATGGCGGCCGATTTTGGTATAGATTGGCTTGCCGTCTTTCTTGCCGGTGAAATGAAATTCGGTCACGTCCCAATCAATTACGCCGCTCCGACCGTCGGGCAAATAGTACTCGATCCGGCACTCGCAATCGGTCTCGAACAAGCAGACGTCGTCCTTCCAGACGGAAATGGTCGTTTCAATGTAAAGCATTGTATCCTCCTATGGTGTGATGATGAAGAAGACGAAAACGAAAGCGTAGGATGCGAGCAGCAGCGCCGCGACTTTGGCAAGCTGTAAGGTTAGGTTGAGCATGATCACACCGCCTGCAACACAGTGAAGCCGGCGCCCGTCAAGGCGGTGTTCCAATCCAAACCGCCGTCGGCGCGCATGACGTCGACAAACTTGCCGTAGACGTCGGCGGCCGCGTCATAGCCTGCCGGCAGGTGTTCCGGCAGCTTGCGGGCGGCGCTGGCGCACGCGGCGGAGCGCTTGTCATAACCACCGCCGCCGGCAAAGCCTCGCACCATAGGCACGCCCAGCCAATGCACATAGCTATAGAGGCGGCCGGCGCCGTCGCGCGGATACTTGATGGCCACGGTGGCGACGCGCTCGCCGGCGTGCATAACGACGTAGGCGGAGACGTTCGAGAAGGCGGCGCGGTGTTGATCATAGATCATTGGATTGTTTCCCCTAGTTGCTTGTTAGTGTGGAAAGTATAGGGGGCATTATGCCCCCTGTCAAGAATTGTTTTAGGCAATCGCGCGGGCGACATTCCAAGGTGTTGCTTCCTTGACTGTGCGCATGGGCATGATGACTGCGAAGCAATCTTCACGGCCGGCAAACGTCACGCCATGCGGGCTTGTGTTGTCCCAAGCATGGATGCGGAAGGTAACGCCGGTCTTAGAACCAAGCGCGCGCGACATTTGGCCGAGATCATAGATGTAATCGGGGTTAAAATGCGCCGGTGTTTGATCCTCGCCAGGCTTGAAGCCGTCCATGGGCGGGATGACTGCTTTCCAATTCGGAAACGTGCCGTCTACCGGCGTGAACACAATGCCGCCCAATGTGTTGCCGTTTAGCTCGAGCGTTTCGGCGCGCTTTGGTGCCAGTTTGAGCGCGGCCTTGACCGTCTCGAGGGGGATAATGATATCCGCCGGCACGGCTTCGGTCAGCTTGGCACAAAAGAGCCGGTGCCCGTCCGTCGTGACCATATGGCCTGACGTGCTGAGATGCACGCCTTTGAGGTAGTAACGCGTTTCCTCAGTTGAGGCACAAAGCAGGGCGGCCTTGAGAAGATCGGTCGGAATAAGCATAGTTCAGTTTCCTTTGGTTGAGGTTAGGTTAGGTTAAGGTCTAGTGAACCGGCGCGCTAGGCGCCGGTCTATCTAGATCCTAACGATACCCTTTAGGCCATAGTGCGCGGTATACTCCACGCGCCACTCATTGCCGCCGGCCGTCCAAACGCGGATGACATTGCCGCGGGATTTTTTGGCGCGGATCGGCGCGCTGGTGCCGCGCTTGGCGAAATCGGCGCCGGCCAGGAAGGCGAGCCAAGCGTCGCTCGACCACAAGTAAGGGTTATCGATATCCGGTTCGCTGGCATTGTATCCCTCGATAAATTCGGTGGTGAGCATTGTCGTTTCTCCTCAGCGGGGGTTGATTATGTTGTTCTTGGCGAACACTTGGACCTTGCCGACAAACGGCTTGCGCCCCTTGATAACGCGGCACACGAGAGCATGGCCAATGTCCTCGAGGATTTCGACGCTGAAGGTCTGGCCGGCGCGGGTATCGAATGTCATTGTCGTTTTCCTCTTTCCGTGTTGCTATGTGGATAACCTAACAGGCATCCGGAAGCTTGTCAAACAATTCTTTTCATCTGAGCGTAAAGAATTATGTTGCAGCCATTCCGCGCTTGTGTTATGTTTTCCCCATAACGAAAGGAAACGTGAACAATGCACCCCAATATGAAAAAGCTGCTAGGCCTTAACGTCCGCCCGGTATTTCATGTCCAGACCTGGCCGACGCCGGTAGATATCCCGTACGTTCCCGCAACACCTAAGAAGGAAGGCAAGTAAGATGACTTACGAACAATACGAGCGTTGCGCCAATGAGATCGACGCTTGGGCAAAGGCGCAATATGACGCCGGCAAGCTGTCCGAGGATCAAATCGAGCGCCGCGTCGAGCGCATGTTCGACGAACTAGACGCCGCGTTTGCCGGTCCGCCGCCAGATCTGTATCAGTCGCGCGCCGACGTCGACGCCGATACGGACAACTATCCTGGCTGGCATGCCACGCAATCGGCGTTGCGGTATAACGATTGACGCCGATTTGTAAACGTGCTACGGCTTAAGCCGTAGTTAGTTAACCCCGCCCTAACACGGCGGGGTTCTTTTTTGGGTAGCTGTGGGGTACTGCGTGGGGTTATGTCGGAGAGGGCTAAAAGCTATACGCCATCGGCTTATGGGTAATATGGGTAGTCATTCTAGTTAAAAGGATGGATTGGTGTATATTAGTAAATGCTAATGTATAGCTGTATAGAAATCTAACGATTAACGAGCCTAAGTCTTTCCGTGGGGCATTGCCCATTTTGCCCATATTGCCCCACGCCCCTGCCCCCACGCCGATTGCCCTTGCATTCCGTACCAAATAGCGTTATGTGATATCTATCGCTTTTTACGGAGATAACCAATGCAGAAACTGCCCATATTGCCCATGGCCCATGTTGATGACCCGGCCGCAATCCGCGCCTGGGCCGTTGACGCTATCACGCAAAAGCAAATCACGCGGCGCCAATTCTCTGGCATTGTGCTGTTAGCTTCCCGTCACGTCCCGTGCTCCGTTGAGTTGCGCCAGCGCTCGCCTAAGAGCGTGCTGTATCTCTGGATCAATGGTCAGCTCGAGTATCGCATCGGCCAGCGTGCGGAGTTGTTCGGCGGCTATCCGCAACAAATTGTTTGACAGTCCCCTAGCCATGTGCTAGTGTCTAGTCATCGGAAGCAAAAAGGACCACGGCACATGACGCGCAACCACTAGCTGCACACCACAATCCCCAGTAGCATAGAACTATATTCCTAATTGCTGCCCGGCTGGCCGGCCGATTTTGGCCGATGGCCTCGGGGCAGGGGGGGGACAGGGCCCTGCGGCCCGCTGCTAGTGCTGTGGCCAGGGGTCAAGAACAAAATTTTTTTATTTTTTGACCCCAACGCCAACCAATGCTAACTTCCCCTGCATCCCTCAACTGGAGCGCATCATGCCCAAAGGAACAATCCGCAATCCCGGTTCCAAGAAACCTTTGCTTTCAGTTAAAACTCTTGGTGGGCAACGGCTACCGCTGCGCTCTAAAGAAGAACTAAAAGCGCGGACTAAAAATAGACGCCGCGAAGGTTTTATCGAAACAAAACCTGAATACAGCAAAAACCGCGCAGTCGCACGCGACGTCCGCGCCGACAAGTCTGTGATGACAAAAGCCCGGAAGACTATCCGCCCGGCTACGTCAGCCAAAAAAGGGGCTAAGTGACGTTTCAGTCCCTGCCATATGAGCCACGCAAGCTGGAAGCCACTGAGGCGCGTCTGGAGGCGATCTATCACGCCGCCAAGATGGGGCTGAAGGGCGACGCGCTGGCCTTGGCCGCAGGCATGCTGCCGGTTGAATACCGTCAGCTGACGCAGTTCGACCCCATCGCCAGCTATGCCGAGATGAAGGGGCGCGCCGACGGCGAGCAGGAGATGGCGACCACCATCTACACGGCGGCGCGTGAGGGCGACGCCAACGCGGCCATGAACATGCTGCGCTACAGCCACGGCTGGGTCGCCAAGCAGGCCGTCGAGGTGACCATCGACCAGAAGATCTCCATCACGGCGGCACTTGAAGAGGCGCAGCGCAGGGTCATCGACCTGGTCGCAACAGAAGTCGAACATGCAGACGCCACAGTACAGCGCTGAGGACGAGCAAGCGCTCATGGCGTCCCTGTGGACGCCCGCGCTCAAGAACGACCCGCTCAAGTTCGTGATGTGGCTGTTCCCGTGGGGGCAGAAGAACACGCCGCTGGAGAACTTCGCAGGACCGCGCAAGTGGCAGCGCGAGGTGCTGAAGGAACTGGCCGACCACATCGCCACCAACAACGGCAAGATAGACTTCGAGACGCTGCGGATGGCGGTGTCATCCGGGCGCGGCATCGGCAAGTCGGCACTGGTCAGTTGGCTGGTCATCTGGATGCTGACCACCCGCATCGGCAGCACCACCATCGTGTCGGCCAACAGCGAGACGCAGCTCCGCGCCGTCACCTGGGCCGAGATCACCAAGTGGCTGGCCTTGGCATTGAACAGCCACTGGTTCGAGGTCAGCGCCACCCGCGTGATGCCCGCCAAGTGGCTCACCGAACTGGTCGAGCGCGACCTGAAGAAGGGCACGCGCTACTGGGGCGTCGAGGGCCGGCTGTGGTCTGAGGAGAACCCGGACGCCTACGCGGGCGTGCACAACTTCGACGGCGTGATGCTGATCTTCGACGAGGCCAGCGGCATCGCAGACCCGATCTGGGCCGTCAGTGCGGGCTTCTTTACGGAGAACACGCCCAACCGCTTCTGGTTGGCATTCTCGAACCCCCGCCGTAACACCGGGTACTTCTACGAGGCGTTCAACGCCAAGCGGGACTTTTGGCGCAACAAGGTGGTCGACGCCCGGTCGGTCGAAGGAACGGACAAGGCAGTCTATGAGCAGATCATCCAGGAGTACGGTCCTGACAGCGTTCAGGCGCACGTCGAGGTCTACGGTGAGTTCCCGAGCGCTGGAGATGACCAGTTCATCCCCGTTTATCTCGTTGACGACGCCTTCGGGCGCCCGCGCTACAAGGACGCTACCGCCCCTATCATCATCGGCGTCGATCCGGCCCGGTTCGGGGCGGACGCGACGGTCATCGCCGTCCGGCAGGGACGCGACCTGAACGCCATCAAGCGCTACAGGGGCGACGACACGATGGAGATCGTCGGCCGCGTGATCGAGGCCATCGAGGAGTACAACCCGGCACTCGTCGTGATCGACGAGGGGGGCTTGGGCGCCGGCGTCGTGGACCGCCTGAAGGAGCAGCGCTACAAGATCAAGGGCGTCAATTTCGGGAACAAGTCGGTCAAGCCCATCATGTACGGCAACAAGCGGGCCGAGATGTGGGGCCTCATGCGCGACTGGCTCAAGACGGCGTCGATACCGGCGGACAAGCTGCTGAAGTCCGACCTGACGTCGCCCAAGATGAAGCCGGACAGCAAGGGGACGATCTTCCTGGAGGGCAAGAAGGAGATGAAGGCACGCGGGCTGGCCTCACCCGACGCTGCCGACGCCATCGCGGTGACCTTCGCGTACCCTGTCGGCAGCCGCACCCCCGTTGACAAGATACAGAGGCGGTCGTATGGTCGGTCTGGCGTTTTAACGAGTTGGATGGGCAGCTAATGGCTCGCAAGGGCGTGTCATTGTCAGTAGGACGGGGCGAGAAGCTACCCGTCTCTAAAGGTGCTGGGCTGACCGCCAAGGGTCGCGCCCGCTACAACTCCGCCACTGGCTCCAAACTGAAGGCGCCTGCGCCCAACCCGCGCACCGAGGCCGACAAGGGCCGCAAAACGTCGTTTTGTGCCAGAATGGGCGGTGTCGTGGCCAAGTCCAAGAACGCCGAGCGCGCCAAGGCGTCCATGAGAAGGTGGAATTGCTCATGAAACCGGGTCTGTACGCAAATATTGCCGCCAAAAAGGCCCGCATTGCCGCCGGATCAGGCGAAAAGATGCGCAAACCGGGCGCCAAGGGCGCTCCGACCGCTGCGGCCTTCCGCAAGTCAGCCAAAACACGGAAAAAGTGACATGCCGCTGGTAAAATCAGCCTCAAAAGGGGCGTTTCGGAAGAATATCAAGGCCGAAATCAAGGCCGGAAAGCCTAAAAAGCAAAGTCTGGCCATCGCATATTCCGTCCAACGCAAAGCCAAAAAGGGTAAATAGAATGGCCCCGCGCCTTGGCGGCGAACTGCCGCCCTACACCACGACCGGCACCCCAAAGCCCAAGAAGCCCCGCAAGGTTATGGTTTCTCCGAACTTTAGGTCCACTGGCACGCCCGGCACAAGTAAGTTTGTGCAGCGGGAGCCCCGCGTCAGCACTGGCATGCCCGGCACAAGTAAGTTCGTGCAGCGCATGCCTGCCGGCGCCCACCAGCGCAAGCCGAGTGCCGCTGGCGTTGGCATGGGGCGTGTTTTGAGCACCATCCGAGCCAAACTCACCGCACCGCGCAAGCCGGCCAAGTAAAGGAACAAGACAATGGCAAAGAGTGTCAGGATAGGTTCTACCCGCGACCGTATGAGCAGCATTGTAGCGGGCGATAGGCGACGCGCTGTAGAGGATACTGTTACCGCAGATGGTTCTTATACAAACGTTTCTGCTGGCATGCCCGTTTCGCGGCTAAAAGATTACGTTGGGGCTCAGGTTGTCAACCCGAGCAAAGTTGGGCTAGAAAAGCCAAAAAACATCCCGCGCTCTTACGTTCCCAGCCGGATCAAACAAATATTTGACCCAACGCCGTTCGCGACGCCTGTTGTTGCTAAGAAGCCTCCGGCTAAAAAGCCCGTCGTCGCCAAGCCGGCGGCTGTTGTCAGCAACGTGGTGCGCGAGAAGTTGTCGCCAGCCAAGAAGATGCCGCCTGCCACGCGCTTTGGCACCGTCACGGGCAAGACCACCGGCACGCGGGTCAGCGGCGGCGGTGGCTACGGTGGCGGCGGTACGCGCGGCGGCGGCAGCCTCAGTGGCGGCGGCAGCGGCACCCGGTCGGCGGGCACCAGCCGCACGGGCGGCACCCAGCGCAATGACCCTGTGAGGGGCTGATATTGGCTGACGACGGCATCATCGGCGCGGCGCAGGTCGCCAACGGCGGGTCGGACAAGTCCGACCTGCTCGCCACCATGCGCTCGCGTTTCACGATGGCGCTTGCTGCCTACAGCGAAAGCCGCGAGGATGAACTCGATGACCTCCGGTTCATGGCGGGTTCGCCGGACAACCAGTGGCAATGGCCGGCCGACGTGCTGGCGACGCGCGGGTCCGTGCAGGGGCAGACGATCAACGCGCGGCCCTGCCTGACCATCAACAAGCTGCCGCAGCACGTCCGGCAGGTGACCAACGAGCAGCGCCAGAACAGACCGTCGCCCAAGGTCATCCCGGCCGACGACAACGCCGACGTGGCGGTGGCCGAGATCTTCGACGGCATCATCCGGCACATCGAGTACATGTCCGACGCCGACGTGGCCTACGACACCGCCTGCGACAACCAGGTGGTCTACGGCGAAGGCTACATCCGTATTCTTACGGAGTACACCCGCGACGACAGCTTCGACCAGGACCTGAAGATCGGACGCATCCGCAACTCCTTCAGCGTCTACATGGACCCGACGATCCAAGATCCGTGCGGGTCCGACGCCAAGTGGTGCTTCATCACCGAAGACCTGCTGAAGGCCGAGTACGAGCGCCAGTTCCCCGACGCCCAGCCGATCAGTTCGATCCTAGCGCGCGGCATCGGTGATCAGGCTCTCAGCATGTGGCTGAGCGAGAACACCATCCGCATTGCGGAGTATTTCTACGTAGACTACGTGCCGTCCACCCTGAACCTGTACCCCGGCAACATCACGATGTTCGACGGCACGCCGCAGGACGCGAAGCTGCGCGCCATGTTTGGCCAGCCGCTGCGCTCGCGCAAGGCCGACCGCAAGCGGGTGATGTGGCTCAAGACCAACGGCTACGAGGTGCTGGAAGAGCGCGAGTGGGCGGGCAAGTGGATCCCGGTCGTGCGCGTCGTCGGCAATGAGTTCGAGGTCGATGGCCGCATGTTCGTGTCGGGCCTTGTGCGCAACGCCAAGGACGCCCAGCGCATGTACAACTACTGGGTCAGCCAAGAAGCCGAGATGCTGGCCCTGGCGCCCAAGGCACCCTTCATTGGCTATGGCGGCCAGTTCGAAGGCTACGAGATGCAGTGGAAGACCGCCAATACGACCAACTGGCCGTATCTGGAGGTTAACCCGGACGTTCAGGACGGCGCTGGCAACGTGCTGCCGCTGCCCATGCGCGCCCAGCCGCCGATGGCCCAGACGGGCCTCATTCAGGCCAAGATGGGCGCCGCTGAGGACATCAAGGCCACCACCGGCCAGTACAACGCCTCGCTGGGCCAGCAGGGCAACGAGCGCTCTGGCCGCGCCATCCTCGCCCGCCAGCAGGAGGGCGACACCGGCACGTACCATTTCGTCGATAATCTGGGCCGGGCCATCCGCTACGTGGCCCGCCAGTTGGTCGACATGATCCCCAAGATCTACGACACCCAGCGCGTCGCCCGCATCATTGGCGTGGACGGCGAGGTGGGCATGGCGCGGATCAACCCGATGCAGGCCGAGCCGGTCAAAAAGATCGTCGATCAGGCGGGCACTGTCATCGAGAAGATATACAACCCGTCGGTCGGCGTCTACGACGTGGTGATCACCACCGGACCCAGCTATCTGACCAAGCGCCAGGAAGCCGTCGAGGCGATGGCCAACATCCTCCAGACCAGCCCGCAGTTGTGGCAGGTCGCAGGCGACCTGTTCATCAAGAACATGGATTGGCCGGGTGCGCAGGAGATGGCGGCCCGCTTCAAGAAGATCATCGACCCGAAGGTGCTGGCCGAGGACGACAAGTCGCCCGAATTGCAGGCGGCCGAGCAGCAGGTCGAGGCCGTATCGCAGCAGCTTGAGCAGGCGATGGGCCTCCTCAACAACGTGCAGTCGTCGATGGATGCGCAGGAACTGCGGATCAAGGCGTACGAGGCCGAAACCAAGCGTATCGCCGCCACGTCGGCCGGCATGTCCACCGAACAGATCCAAGACATCGTCATGGGCACCATCGCCGCGGCGGTCGAGACGGGTGACATCTCTGGCAGCCGCCCGATGATGCCGCAGATGCCGGATGACCGGGGCGCGATGGGCATGCAGGAAGAACCAATGCCGATGGGGCCAATGGTATGAGTTGCGACAAGTTCATAGGCATGCTGTTTCTGGCCCGTGACGTGACGCACTCGGCGCACCTCAACACGCGGTCTTTTGCCAAGCACAAGGCGCTGGGTAAGTTTTACCCGGAGATCGTTGATCTTGCGGACAAATTCGCCGAGATGTATCAAGGCAAGTACGGCCTGATCGGGCCGATTGCGCTGATGTCGGCGGACAAGTCCAACAATGTGCTGACGTTCCTTGAAAAGCAAGTTTCCGACATCGTCAGCGTGCGTTACGACGTGGTCGATAAGGACTGCACCGCGTTGCAGAACGTCATCGACGAAATCGTCGGATTGTACTATACAACGATCTATAAGTTGAAATTCCTCGCGTAAGGACTGACCCATGGGCCTGAAAACCACTACCGTTTGCCTCGGCTATCAGCAGATTACGCCGAACACTGCAACCAGCTTGACCGTTCCGGCCATCTCGCCGGATGGCTCCAAGCAGCAGGCAACTTTTGCCATCATCACCCCGGAGATCCAAAATGTCCGGTGGCGCGATGATGGCACGGACCCGACGGCCTCCGTCGGCATGCCGATCTATGTGGGCACGTCGCTGCTGTATGACGGCGACCTGACCAAGATCCGCTTCATCAACACCGTCGCTGGCGGCAAAGTCAATGTGAGCTACTACGCATGATGAACGTCACGGGGGTTCCGCTCAACATTGCTGGCGCAGCCTCTGCGGCTGGCTACATCATCACGGCCGACGCGATCCTCACCGAAAGCGGCACCACGCGCACGCTGTCGGCTGTTGACAACGGCAAGATCATCTACTGCACCAGCGGTTCCGCGACGACCATCACCTGCGCCGCAGGGCTGGGTGCTGGCTTCTCCTGCACGATCATTCAGGGCGGCGCGGGCAAGGTCACGGTCGCTGCCGGTGGCCAGACGCTGGTGTCCTACTCTAGCCTGTTCAGCACGATGGGCCAGTACGCGGTGATTTCCGCCATCTGCCCGGTCGTTAATACTTTCCTTCTGGCCGGCAATTTGGGTGTATAACTTATGGCTGTAAATCTTTCTCCTATTGGCGGTGTGGCTGCGCAGTTCTTCGACAACAGCGGCAACGTGCTGTCGGGGGGCAAGATTTTCACCTACGCGGCGGGCACCACCACGCCGCAGAGCACCTACACGTCTGCGGCTGGCACAACGCCGCACGCCAATCCGATCATTCTGGACGCTGCCGGCCGCGTGCCGACGGGAGAAATCTGGCTGACGGACGGCGCGCAATACAAGTTCATCATCAAGACCTCGACGGATGTCCAGATCGGGTCTTACGACAACATCATCGGCATCAACTCCAACTTCGTCAACTACACCAACAGTCAGGAAATCCAGACGGCCACTGCCGGTCAGACCGTCTTTACACTGACGACTATGGTGTACCAGCCTGGTACAAACTCCCTGTCGGTGTTCGTGGATGGCGTGAACCAGTACGGCCCCGGCGCCAGCTACGCTTTCCAAGAGACGAGCGATACGGTCGTCACCTTTACCTCTGGCTTGCATGTGGGCGCTGACGTCAAGTTTACGACGTCTGCCATTAACGCCTCATCTTATGGCGACGCCGCGCAGATTGCGTTTGAAGGGTTCAGAAACCAGATAGGTAACGTCCAAGATTTAGCCGACGCTGACGGCGCAGATTGGATAGGTTTTACGCCCAATATTACGGGTTCTACGCCGCGCTCCGCCCAGCAAAAAATGCGCGATACAGTATCGTTTAAAGACTTTGGCGCTGTTGGCGATGGCGTAACAGATGATACGGCCGCGCTCTTTGCCATGCGTGATGCGTTGATTAACGCAAATGCCACTGCGCAATGGTACTTAAAAGGTTCGGGAGGCAACTATCTTTTTGCCAATAATAAGTGGCTCTGTGGTCTTAGCAACATTGATATTGATCTTGAAGGCGGTTCGCTGACTTACACGTCAACCAGCGCGGCCAATTATGACGCAGTGACCTTTTTTGGCAACCCCTCCACATTTGCCGGGCCGGTTTCAGATAGTTATGGCGCGGGTCTGTCAAAAATTGACGCGCTTCCTATTGCGTCTGTGTTAGTTGCGGAAACCGTCCTAACTTTTACCTCGTCAGGCTCTGCGGCGTTGTTTGATGTAGGTGAGCCTATTATTGTGGGTGGGTGGGAAATTCAATCGGCAGGATACCCGCCTAACCTTTGTGTTTTTGAATTTAATCGTGTTCAGTCCATAGATACGGGCGCAAACACGATTACCGTTGCCCCGCTACGAAACAGTTATAAATCCACATGGCCGCTTGTGACCACGGGCGGCCCAGGCCCTTCGCGCGGGCCAGCGCAGGTCATCAAGATGCTGAACCGCGCGTCTTTGGCGCCAGGCGTTTACTGGCCCAACATGATGCAGAATTTCAGCCTGAAAAACGGCACTGTGTACGGCTTGCGTACATACATTAACTTCCAGATGCCGGTTGCAGAACGGTGCAATATTGAAAACATCAAGTTTGAAGGTTTGAATGTTTACGGCCTGACAGCCGAGCATTTGGTTTTTAACCGCTGTCTCTCTTACGCAAGCGAACTTGAACTAGATAAGTTAATTGACCACGTAACAATAACAAACTCTACTTTCCCCGCTCTTACGTCCGCCGCAGGCGTACAGAAACTGGCTGTTAACTCGTCTACGATACATGGTCGTTTTGATGTTGCTCCGTTTTCGCTCACTGTGCGTGATAGCGTCATAGGGCCTCGGTTTAATAACTCAACCACTGTAACAACGACTGTTGCTGGAAAAGCTACTTTTGAAAATTCTCAACTGCTAAACGGAAATACAAACGGCGGTGGCGCCGCCATAATCTACAACGATTTTACCAGCACCTCGTACACGCCGACGTCTATATCAGGCAATGACTTGGTGTTTGCGACGTACCCGGATTTGCGCGTGAACGCATACCTTATGAAGACAGATGGGTCTGTGTACGGGCGCATTTTGGATATTTCCGGTTCGGGGCCGTATACAATCTCTGTCCGGTGGAACACCACAGCCCCTACAACTGGGTCTAGTTTCTACGCCTTTTTAGCCCCAGACATTCAATTTGGCCAAACCTCTACCGAGTTTAAGTATGTTGGGGGCGTTTTGAACGGGTTTAGCGGGACTGAAATTTTACCGTCCCCCCGCGAGGCGACCATTATAGACAAGTTCATGGTGCCCAACATGATCTCGTCTATCGCAATCAACGTCACAAAAGCTGGCACAGGGCTTGTTTATGTGCGAGGTTTTGGTGGTACACCTACGATTTGCATCGTTGACACCGCAACAACGGGCTTGCGTACAGTCACCCCCAGTTCGGCCACGGGCTCGCAGCCTGGCGACGACCTGACAGGCTATACAAACCTTACGTCATTCCGTCCTAGACTGCGTTTTGATCTTCTACCTACAAACCCGGACGTTTCGGCTAGACCTATCTATACATTGACCATCAACGCAACCCCGCTCATAAATCTGTAGTTAACGGTGCAAAAATGATCGTTCCATCATATCTTGCTACCGCCTCAGAGCGCGTTCTACCGCGAATGGCGTTAGACTTTACGACCGCGTCCTTAGACGCGCGCGTGACTGTAACGAGAGCGTTGGACACGGCTACCCGCATCAACAGCAGTGGCGTTGTTGAAGTTGTCAATGCCAACCTTCCCCGGTTTGATTTTGACCCTCTAACGGGCGTTTGCCGGGGGCTGTTAATTGAAGAAACACGGTTCAACGCGCACACAAGTTCCGGCTTGTACGACGCAACTTGGGCGATTGCGAATGTTACGCCAAACGCAATCGACATATCAACGTCACCTACGGGAACAGGCACTAAATTTCTAGAGACGACCGCAAACGCGGAACATCTGTGCGATTACGCTCGATTTTTCCATGCAAATTCATCTACGGTCACGCACTCTATATGGCTTCGCGGCGGCTTGGGGCGCGACTACATCGGGCTAATTGTCGATGATAACGCTGGTAACGGCTCGGGGTGCGTAGTCAACTTAGCCGCCGGCACTGTTGGTTCCGTTACGAACAGAGGAACCGGCACTAATGGATCTGCAACTATACAAGCGTTTTTAGACGGTTGGTATCGGGTAAGTATCAGTACGCAGTTTACGGCGCCAAGCGGGCAGTCGAGGGGCATTTGTGTCATATACAAAGACGCCACACTCGTATCCACATACGTAGGCGACGTTACCAAAGGCGTATATCTTACCGGAACCCAGATTGAAGCAGGTGCATTTGCCACCAGCTACATTCCAACGACGACCACAAGCCTGACAAGAAACGCCGACGTTGTCAGCATGACGGGCACCAACTTCAGCGATTGGTATAACGCGACTGAAGGTGCATTGCTCGTGCAAGCCACCGCTGAAATACCCGCAACAGACGCAAACGTAAGGTTCGCCGCCGCTATATACGACACCGCCGCATACGCAAACGCTTTCCGGTTAGAGCGTTTGTCAGGTAATTGCCGCGCGATTAAAACGGTAAGCGGATCGTCTTTGGTAGCGTCATACTCTTGGCCTATAGACGTGACTGGCAAGGCAATCATGTCTTACAAAGATAGCTCGTCTGCGTCTTCTTTCCGTGCCGCCAATCCAGGGCTCTACGCTGGCGGCGTACCAAGCGGCATGGCGTACCTTGGGATTGGTGGCTCTCACGTAGGGTCTAATGTGTGGTGCGGGCATGTCCAGCGCATTCAATACTGGCCGCAACGCCTAATAAACGCCGAAACGCAAGCCTTTACCAAGGATTAAACTGCCATGGGCCTGACTAAAGCGACATACTTTATGGTAAATACGGCCCCGGTCAACGTGCAAGATTACGGTGCAACGGGTGACGGTTCAACTGACGATCAGGCTGCCTTTGTGGCCGCCATTGCAGCGGGCGCAGGAAAAACCGTTTACGTTCCTAACCCAACCGTTGCTTACAAGATCGGCACTGCCACTCTTACGCTGCCCGCCAACACTGTACTGGTTGGCGAAACCAACAAAGTAACAAAATTAAACCATGCCTTTAATGGCACGATGTTTGTTTTGGGTGATGGTGCAGGGCTTGTAAACTTATACCTTAATGGTGACGGCGCTAACTACACAGGCGTTGGTATTGATTTGCAAGGTACGGCAGGCAGGCAAGTTATTCAGGGCGTCCGGGCGTCTGATTGGGAAGATGCTATTCTTCAGTTTGCCGTGGGTGCTGGGTCACAGTCTGCCGTTTATGACTGCCGTTTTGAACGCCGCAACGCCGGAACAGGCACCAACCGCTACGCCGTTGTCATTTCTGCGACACAGCAGCTTTCAGCAGTTCCCCGCAAGTTTTCTTTGATTGACACTGGCGGCACTTGCGCGTTTGATTTTGGCGGGTGTAATAACGTCTATATATCGGATAGTTTTTTATCTGATCTCAAATATACGGCTGACAGCCGTGGCGTGTTGTTGTCCAATTGCCGTATTGCAAATATGACCGCGCTAACGGTAGACGGCCATAATAACTGCATGGTTGGCTGCGATGTTTCTCCGCAGATTACGTTAGCCGCATCTACAGATGCTTGGGCTTTTGACGGGTCCATTTTCAACAACTTGCCAATCATTGACAATAGTGGAAATAACCGTAATTCAATATCCCACTACCCTATATCTTACACGCCGACTATTACATCGGGCGGCACCGCGCCGGTATTGGGAGACGGTACACTTGTGGGTTACGCTTCGCGCAGCGGAACAGTGGTTAACGTCAATATCATATTTACCGTTGGTTCGACCACTACGCTTGGCACTGGCGATTTGCGGTTTTCGCTTCCGACTTGGGCGCCGAATACAAACGGATATGTTCAGGTGTGCGGAACGGCCCTGATTGATGACAGTGGCACGTACTATACCGGTGTCTGTCAAATCCCTAACAGCGTCCAATATGTTCGAATTTTCCGCGACACAAGCGGCGTGGTTACTGCAACTTCACCCGCTACTTTAGCAACCGGCGACAGTATCCGGCTAAACGTTGCATACGAGGTTTAGCCCCCTTTGACTGCCGTAACAAATCATGTTACAGAACCCTAACCCTACTGGCAGGGCACGCCAGGAACCGAAAGGTGAATAGATGACCGAGAACGAACTAGCGGGTGCGCCCGCGCCGGAACAGGCCCCCACGGCTGAACCTGTTGCCGCTACAGATACACCGCCGGAACCGACGCCAACGGAAGCATCCAAGACCTTCACTCAGGAAGAATTGGACGCAATCGTCGGCAAACGTCTCGCAAGAGAACAACGGAAATGGGAGCGCGAGCAGGCGCAGAAGGCCAAGTCCCAGCCCGTTCCATCGGAACCGCTGAAAGCTGACGACTTCGCAGACACGCAGACCTACGCCGACGCCCTTGCCGAACGCAAAGCCCAGGAACTCTTGGCGAAGCGCGACGCAGAGGCTGAACGCCAGGCTACGCTCGACGCCTATCACGACCGTGAAGAGGAAGCGCGGAACAAGTACGACGACTTTGAACAGGTCGCCTACAACCCCAAGCTCCCCGTCACGGAAACGATGGCGCAGACCATTCAGGCTTCGGATAACGGCCCCGATGTAATCTATTACCTCGGATCGAACCCCAAGGAAGCCGAACGGATTGCGCGCCTATCACCGCTCTTGCAGGCACGGGAAATCGGAAAGATTGAAGCCAAACTCGGCGACAATCCACCGGCCAAGAAAACTTCCACCGCCCCGGCACCTATTGCTCCGGTCACGGCCCGCACCTCTGGTGCGCCTGCATACGACACCACCGACCCACGGTCTGTGAAGGCCATGTCAACGTCGGATTGGATCGAAGCGGAACGGCTGCGCCAGATCAAGAAGTACGAGGCTAACCGCAGACGTTAGTCCATAGGACATAGACATCATGGCTAATAGCCTTCTTACCATCGACATGATCACCCGCAAGGCTCTCGAAATCCTTGAAAACAACCTGGTGATCACCCGCAACGTGAACCGTCAGTACGACGACAGCTTCGCTGTCGAAGGCGCCAAGATCGGTTCGACCCTCCGCATCCGTCTGCCTGACCGCGCTCTGGTCACCGACGGTGCAGCCCTCCAGGTGCAGGACGACAACGAGCAGTTCACGACCCTGTCGGTTGCTTCGCAGAAGCACATCGGCGTGAACTTCACGTCTGCCGAACTTACCATGCAGCTCGACGACTTCGCCGACCGTGTGCTCAAGCCGCGTATCTCGCAGCTTGCGTCCTCCATCGACGCTGACGTCGCCAATGCCTACAAGGGCATCTACTCCTCCGTCGGCACCCCCGGCACGACCCCGGCCACTTCGCTCGTCCTGCTTCAGGGCCAGCAGAAGCTGAACGAGTTCGCCGCCATGATGCCGAGCCGCTACGCGACCGTGAACCCGGCCGCCAACGCTGGCCTCGTCGAAGGCATGAAGGGCCTCTTCAACCCGGTTGACACCATTTCCCGCCAGTTCAAGAACGGCATGATGGGCGAAGGTGTTCTCGGCTACGAAGAAATCAACATGTCGCAGTCGATCCAGCAGCACACCACGGGCAGCCGTACCGGTACCATCACGGTGGACGGCACGATGTCGGCTGAAGGCACGTCGAAAATTACGCTGAACGGCACCACGGGTAACACCCTCGCTGTCGGCGACGTCTTCACGATTGCCAACGTGTACGCGGTCAACCCGCAGACCCGTCAGTCCACTGGTTCGCTCCAGCAGTTTGTTGTCACTGCGGCTAACACCGCTGCCGCCAGCAAGTTCACGGACGTCAACATCAGCCCGGCGATCTACACCCCGTCGAACGCTCTGGCCACGGTCAACAGCTTCCCGCAGAACCTCGCTGCCGTGACGTTCGTCGGCGCTGCTTCGACGACCTATCCGCAGAACTTGATCTACCACAAGGACGCTATCTCGTTCGCTACGGCCGACCTTCTTCTGCCGCAGGGTGTCGATATGGCTTCTCGCCAGGTTCACAATGGCATCTCGATGCGAATTGTGCGCCAGTACGACATCAACAATGACCGCCTGCCGTGCCGTATTGACGTGCTGTATGGCTACTCGGTCATCCGCGCCCCGATGGCTTGCCGTCTCTGGGGTTAACAGGTAAAGATAGGAGAACACGACAATGGCACTTGCGAATGGCGCTAGCGGTTACCAGATTGGCGACGGCAATCTTGGCGAAATCAGCTTTTACAACACCACCGCTCCGGCGGCGCTTTCCGGCGCAACCGTAACCATCACCGCAGCCGACCTTGCCACGGGCGTTTGCACGATGGACAGCGGCGGCACGGACGCGGGCACGTATACGTTCCCGACCGGCGCTCTTCTTGATGCGGCGTTTCCCAGCTTGAAGGTCGGTTCGACCTTTGACTGCGCGTTCATCAATATTGGTGATAACGCAGCCAACGACGTGACGTTTGGCGCAGGCACGGGCAACACCCTTGTCGGCAACGCTGAAATTCAGGACTCTATTACCAAGACAAGCAACACCTCGGGCATCTTCCGTTGGCGCAAGACGGGTGATGCGGCGTACACGATCTATCGTATCGCCTAAGCAACAGGCCCCCGCTTCGGCGGGGGTCTAACTCATCAAGGAGAACAACATGCCCAATACGAAGCCTGTTGGTGTTGCCTACGAGGACCCGTACCTCGACGGCGCCACCATCGTTAACCCGGTCTACTCGGCCAAGGGCGCAGCCCTGACGACGCAGTTGACGTCGATCACCTCAACGGCTCCCGGCACGCCGGACTACGCCATCCAGGACTTGACCTCCATGACGCCTTTTGGCTTTGTGACCAAGGACGAGGGCAACTCGGTGCTGGCCGTCATCGCCAACCTTCAGACGCGCGTTGCGCAGCTTGAAAGTCGGCTTCAGGCGCTGAACCTCATCGCGTAATCAAACAGGCGGTTCTCGGACCGCCTGTTCTTCACAAGGGAAAACCATGGCTGAAATTTACCTGATGCACTACCGTCATGGCATCAAGATTGCCACGATGGAAATGGAGGCGCAGTACGACGAACAGAACGGCTGGGTGCGTTTCGACCCGGACGAAATGGTCGCTGAAGCCCCGGCCGACGACTTGCCAGAATTGACGGCTGAAGCTAACGTGATGGCAGAGGCTCCGCGCCGTCGCGGCCGCCCCCGGAAGGACGACTAGCATGACGACAACTGCCGACATCATTTACGGTTCCTTGCGGCTCATTGGTCAGTTGGCGGAAGGCGAAGTTCCTTCTGGCGAAACCGCCCAAGACGCGCTGAACGCCATGAACCAGATGATCGACAGTTGGAATACCGAGCGTCTGGCGGTGTTTTCGACCATAGACCAGGTCGTTACGTGGCCGCCGGGGTCGCGCTCGCGCACTATGGGGCCGACAGGCGACATCGTCGCCCTGCGCCCAGTTCTGGTGGACGACGCTTCCTATTTCCGCGACCCGTCAAGCGGCATCTCGTTTGGCCTCAAGCTGATCAACCAGCAGCAATACAACGGCATCGCCGTCAAGACCGTGACCAGCACCTATCCGCAGGTGATGTGGGTCAACATGACGTACCCGAACATCGAGATGTACGTCTACCCGGTGCCGACGAAGGTCTTGGAGTTCCACATCGTCTCGGTGCAGGAACTGTCGCAGCCGGCGACGCTCAGCACGGATCTGGCCTTTCCGCCCGGTTACCTGCGCGCGTTCCGGTACAATCTGGCCTGCGAACTGGCCCCTGAATTTGGCGTCGAACCGTCGCGCCAGGTGCAGCGCATCGCCATGACGTCCAAGCGCAACCTGAAGCGCATCAACAACCCCGACGACATCATGGCGCTGCCCTACAGCATCGTGGCCACACGGCAGCGGTTCAACATTTTTGCGGGAAACTATTAAGTGAAAACACCGATCCTTGGCTCCGCGTATGTCGCCCGCAGCGTCAACGCGGCCGACAGCCAGATGATCAACCTGTTCCCGGAGATGGTGCCGGAAGCAGGCAAGGAGCCCGCATTCCTCCAGCGTTGTCCGGGGCTCAGCCTGAAGGTCAGCGTCGGTTTAGGCCCCATTCGCGGCATGTGGTGGCACAGCGTCTACCTGTACGTTGTGTCGGGCAACACCTTCTACCAGATCACCTCCTCTTGGGTGGCGACGGCCAAGGGCACGGTCGGCGGCAGCGGTCCGGTCAGCATGGCCGACAACGGCACGCAGATCATGATTGCGGCGGACCCGGCGGGCTACATCTACAACACCAGCACGGGCGTCTTTGCGCAGATCACCGACCCGGACTTTCCCGGCGCGTCGCTTGTGGACTATCTGGACGGCTATTTTGTGTTCATCGAGCCCAACAGTCAGCGCATCTGGGTGACGGCGCTCCTCGACGGCACCAGCGTCGATCCGCTGGACTTTGTCAGCGCGGAAGGCGACCCGGACAATATCGTCAGCATGATCGTCGATCACCGCGAGGTTTGGCTGTTCGGCGAGAACTCCACGGAAGTCTGGTATAACGCTGGGCTGTCGGACTTCCCGTTGGTCCGCATTCAGGGCGCGTTCAACGAACTGGGTTGCGCGGCGCGGTACAGCACCGCCAAAATGAACAACCAGGTCTACTGGCTGGGCAAGGACGACCGTGGCCGGGGTATCGTCTACGCCGCCAACGGCTACCAAGGCCAGCGCATCTCGACACATGCCATCGAGTGGCAGATCCAGCAGTACAGCACGCTCACCGACGCCATCGGCTACACCTACCAGCAGGACGGTCACTCCTTCTACGTGCTGGTGTTCCCGACCGCCGGCAAGACGTGGGTCTATGACGCCGCGACGGGAGCCTGGCATGAGCGCGCGGGCTGGAGCAACGGGTCGTGGGTGCGTCAGCGCCCGGTGGCGCAGATATCCTACCAAGACCAAGTGCTGGTGGGCGACTACCAGAACGGCAACATCTACGCCTACGATCTTGACGTCTACACCGACAACGGCGCCCCGCAGCGCTGGCTGCGGTCGTGGCGCGCCCTGCCGACGGGACAGAACGACCTGATGCGTTCGGCGCAGCACGCGCTCCAGTTGGACTGCCAGACCGGCGTCGGCTTGGTCACCGGGCAGGGCAGCGACCCGGAGGTCATGCTGCGTTGGTCGGACGACGGCGGTCACACTTGGTCGAACGAACACTGGCGCAAGATGGGTAAAATCGGTCAGTACGGCTTTCGCACCTACTGGCAACGGTTGGGCATGACCATGAAGTTGCGCGACCGCGTCTACGAGATCAGCGGCACCGACCCGGTCAAGATTGCCATCATGGGCGCCGAGTTGCAGGTGAGCCGGACCAATGCCTAACATCACCAACATCACCCCGCCTCGCGTCCCGCTGACGGACCCGCGCACGGGGCTGATTGCGCGTGAGTGGTATCTGTTCCTGCTGAGCCTGTTCAACCAGACAGGCCAAAGCACCGTGTCGCTGGAAGACGTCCAGAAGGGACCGCCGACGCAAGACATCGACCTGTCGGCACTACTGGCACAGGCGTCCCTGAACGCCGAGAGTTCGTCAGCACTCCTGTCGCAGTACGCCCAGCTTGCCACCGACGTGCAGGCACTGGCGCTGGGGCCGTCCAACACGCCGCAACTTGAGCGGTTGCGCTACGGGTCGTTCTACGACACGACCGACCAGACGGCGGCGGTCATCAACACGGCCTACGCCATGACGTTCAATTCGACCGACATTACCCAAGGCGTGTATATCGGGACGCCAACGTCGCGGGTGTACGTGGACACGCACAACGTCTACAACATCCAGTTCTCAGCACAGTTTGTTAACACAGCGGGCGGCACGCATAACGTCTGGGTTTGGCTGCGCAAGAACGGTACGGATGTGGCAAATTCAGCCACGACGTTGCGTCTCCAAGGCAACAACGCCGAAGCGGTCGCAGCGTGGAACTTCTTGCTTGACATGAACGCAGGCGACTATTTTGAACTTATGTGGGAGGTGTCGGACTTGGCCGTGTCGCTATTTGCCGACCCCGCGTCAGCCGTTCATCCTGCCATCCCATCCGTCATCCTCACCGTCACTGACAATATCAGCGCTTAGGAGGTCATCGTGACCGTCACCGTAACAGTTCTTGTCCCCGCACAGACCGCCAACAACTCGCAGTCAACCGTCTACACCGCGACCGGCGTCACGGCGATCATCGACAAGTTTACCGCCACCAACTATTCGGCCAGCGCCGCCACGATCAGCGTGAACCTGGTGACGGGCGCCAGCACGGCTGGTAACGACAACTTGATCGTCAAGACCAAGACGTTGCAGGCGGGCGAGACGTACACCTTCCCCGAACTGGTCGGGCATGTGCTGCGACCGTCCGGGTTCATCTCGACCCTTGCGGGCACGGCGAGCGCCATCAACATCCGGGTGTCCGGCCGTGAGGTGACGTAGTGGATGAGGCAGCGCAATCCCTGATTGTCCACTTTGAGAACCTGGACCTGCCGCCCGAAGCGGCGGGCTGGCTCATGGACATCTGGCGCATGATCCAGATGCTGGACGACGTGGCGGACGGCGACCCGGTGACCCGGCCGGACCTTGACGCGGTCATCTGGTCCTCGCTGATCAGCATGCCAGCCAATCCGTTCTACCTCGCCAATTTTCAGGCTTTGCAGACCGGGCTGGCGCTGCTGGTGATGAAGTGGAAGGCGTCGGACGACGCCGAACGCGCTGGTCAGGCGGACGCCCGGTCCTTCATCTGGCGCGCTGGGTACTATGACCTGGTGCTATTAGTTGTCCTTTTGACGAAGGGCCACGCAACTGCTATGAAAGACGCCGTGAAGGTCATGCACTTGTACGGCGAGCCACTGGACGTTTACTTGAAGGAGTTTTCTTTATGCCCGATCCAGTATCAGGTGTAATCGCCGGTTCTGCGATTATAGGCGCGGGGGCCAGCATTTTTGGTGGCAACAAGGCGGCCGACGAGCAAAAGAAGGCCTCCAAGAAGGCCGCCAAGTTGCAGAAACAAGCCTTGGCGCAACAATTGGCGCTTACCAAGCCCTACGTCGAGGCGGGCACAAACGCGCTGGCCGAGTACCAGAAAATGGCCCCATACAAAGATTTCGGCATGGCCGAGTTCCAAGCTGATCCGGGGTACAACTTCCGTATGGCCGAGGGCATGAAGGCTTTGGAACGGTCGGCAGCGGCGCGCGGTCTGCTTCAGTCGGGCGGCACGCTCAAGGGCATCCAGCAGTACGGCCAGAACCTCGCCAGTTCCGAGTACGAGAACGCTTTCAGCCGCTATCTCACCCAGCGCGAGGCGCGCATGGACCCGTATCGTTACCTGTCGGGTCAGGGCCAGGCAGCGGCTGTGGGGCAGGCCGCCAACGTCGGGTCGTCCGGCGCGGCGCTTGCCGAACTTGCCGCGCAGCGCGGCAACGCCAACGCGGCACTGGCGGCCGGTACAGGCTCCGCCATCGGCAATGCGTTCACTTCAGCCGGCCAAGGCATCGGCAGCTATTACGCCAACCAGCCGTACATGAACTACTTGCAGTCCATCACGCCGTCCACTGGTAGCAGTTTGGGCTATGCGCCGCCCGCAGGTTACGTACAGCCCACTCTTTGATAGGTGACATATGCCGCTCGACCCCAGTATTGTCAGCAACGCCTTCGCGAACGTGTCCATGCCGGACGTGAACGCGCTGATGAACCAGCGCGTGCGAGGCGCGGAGAACATTTACCAGATCGAGACGGCTCGACAGGCGCAGGCTGCGGAAGATGAGAAGGCAACCGCAAAGGCGCAGGAAGACGCCGCCGTCAAGGCACTGCTTCCGGCCTACGCGCACGCGTACAAGACAGGCGACTTGAGAACCGCGCTCAGTCTTGCGCCGGCGGAATACCAAGACGGTCTGCTTCAGTACGTTGAGGCTTTGGATGGCAAGCCGATAGAAGAGATCCAAGCCGCGTTGATTGGTTCTCTGTCGTCCAGCCCCGCAGGGCAAGAAGCGCTGTCCGCTATTCAGCGCGGGCAGACATTTAGTGTTCAGGACCGGCAACAAAAGTTGGCCGAACTTAAGTACGAGCAAGAACTCGCCGCTGCCGGTCAACCGAAACCTATGTCGGCGTATGAAGCCGCCACTATACGTCTTAGAGAGCAAGAGGCCGCCGCAGAAGCCGCTCAAAAAGCCGCCGTTGTTTCCGGTGAAGCGCCGCCTGTGCAGTTGCAAAAAGGCGAGCGGTGGAACCCAGAAAAGCAGCGCGTTGAAGCTGTTCCTGGATCACAGACATACAACAAGCAGAAGTCTGTACAGGCTACAGATTACGGCGCGGCCAAGAACGCATTGCGCGAACTGGAAAAAGTTAACGGTGTCGTGTCTGACCTCAAGAACACGACGGGCTACCAAAAGGCTATGAATACAGGCGTGGTTATGGCCAACACACCAAACATTCCTGTCGTGTCCAATTTCAGCGGCGCGTATGATTTTCAGACCAAGTACAAGAACCTGAAAGGGTCTGTCGCTACGCTTGGCCGCGCGGCGGCGTCACTTCAGGGCAAACTTGGTAACATGGCTGTGCAAGAATGGAAACTTGTGTCTGATGCCATTGCCAATCTTGATCTTGATACAATGGATGCGGATGTTCTTGATGATCAATTGAACGTCATCGCCAACGATATATTACGGCTTGAGGCGCAAGTCCGAGACGCATACGAAAATGAATGGGGCGACACGCAATTTTACGCGCCGCTTGAAGGCGCAGGCGCGGCTGAGCAAAACGCACCTGCGGATAAAAAAAATGACCCTCTAGGTATTCGGTAACATGGCAAGCATTAATGATATTCGGGCTAAATACCCGCAGTATAATGACTTGACGGACGCTGAACTGGCTGAAAAGTTTCATGCCAAATTTTACTCTGACATGCCGTTTGAGGATTTTACCTCAAAAATTGGTTTGCAAGAGCCATCCTATGCAGAAACGGCTGCTGGTGTGGTTACCGATTTGCCGACCACAGTGGCCAACATTCCTAGCAGCGCTGCCAACCTAGCCGGCGGCATTTACGAAGCCGTTACCAACCCCATCGAAACCATCTCGTCAATGGCCGACATCGGTGCGGGCGGCATTCGCAACGCGGCTATTCTGGCTGAACGCAACGGAGCGCTGCCGCAAGGTAGCGTTAATTTTCTTGATAGCTTGAGCGATCCGGCAGCCGCCGCAGCGGCGTCGGAAAAAGCTGCCGCGTTTGGTGGCGTCATTGCCGACCGCTGGGGCAGCGCCGAAAAGATCCGCCGCACGCTGCGCGAAGACCCGGTAGGCTTTCTGGGTGATCTCGCCACCGTCGTAACGGGTGTCGGTGGCGCCGCGCGCGCTGCTGGTTTGACAAGTGTCGGCGGCAAAGTCGGCGCAGTGGCGAACGCTATTGATCCGATTACGCTGGCGGGCAAAGGCGTGAGCGCTGCGGGCCAACAGATCAACCGTATGGTGCCCGCCCAGACTGGCGCTGCGGTACAGACTGCTACGAATTTGTTACCCAAGGTCGTGCAGCAATTGGAGACGACAGGGCGCCGCGCGTTGGCTGGTCCAAAAGCGCGGGCGTTGGCAGACATCACCGAAGGCCAGAACGTAAACGCGCTTATCGCGTCGTTGGAGCAACCAAGTGTGTTTCCGCGCACGGCAGCCGAAGCCGCT